AGGAAAGCGGTTTGCAAAGTCCTTCATACGGGTTGTCATCGTTTAGGTCACCCCCTGGAAGTTTCGGAGTTTCAACAATCCTCCTAGCCATACGATAATCAGCACCATCTTCAGTAAGAAGCGTGTCAGGCTTATTTTCCATAATAGTCCCAATTTCGCGATACTTATTGGTTACGGCCATCAGATCATAAAGCGTCCCGAAGTTTGTTGGATTAAGATCACTCGCTGTTATTGCGTTGTAATACGTTGTTCCGTCTTTCGCTGTTCTTGCATTTCCAGTAAGATTTAAAAGCGGCTTACTGTCATAAAGAACGTCCCCAGAAGAATCTGTTTCATCTCCCCAGGAACCGTTAAATATGGCATTACCACTCGTTAATCCACCCCAGTTAAAGAATTTAGCTGCAAATTCTTCTTTGGATACTCGGATAGCCTCTCCCCATGTTGCGGCGTAATTCTTTAAAGTCTTCCCGATAACTCCGTTCTTCATATTATCTTCGACTTCTTCTTTTTGAAACTCAACCGCGTCAAAGAAGGTTTTGTAACAAACAAGTGTTTGCCATCCCTGCACCGGAGATCGGAAACTGAATCCTTGCCCCTGTACTGTCTTTTCCCGGAGTTTGTCAGCACCCAACAACTGAGTGTGTTTATCTCCTGATCCCTCTACCTGTTTCTTATCGACATAAAGAACCTTATCGAACTGTGTCGGTTCGGCCTTATATGCCTCATTAGCAACAGAGTACATATCCTTCGTATAAAGTACCATTTGTTCTGAATCAATTCCTGGCATGGTATTTTTCTCCTTTTAGGTAATTGTTAAAAATTAAGCATCTGCTCCTACTAATGTACCCCAGACAGCCGGGTTCATTTTGACATCAACCCATTTGTTATTATCAACGTCGCCATTGACAATAATCAAAAGGTCGCGTGAAGATGAATCCAAAGCTGCGCCCTGAATATCGCTTGAATCGGAAAGATCGCAATAATCACCTCTCATTCCAACGACAAACGTCCCTGAATTAATTGGGATTCGCCAAATACCATTCAAGTCAATATCGCATGGAACTTCCTCTGACGTGTCTGGTGTTCTTGCGCGCGTGTTCAACCATCCGAAGATAGTTGTTGATGCCGCTGCACATAAAGTTGCGGCTCCGTCGTTCATATAAACAAACCGACCGCTTTTCGCAGAGACAACTTGTGAAGCTGCCATCGGAACAGGAATAACATTTGATATGTCCCCTCCGTTAGTGCGTTCGTATCTTAATGCTTCTCCGTCATACATAATAAAACCTCCTATTTAATGTTTAATCCCAAGAATCTTTATCTTTGTGACTTTTTGCATATTCTGAAAACACCTTATCTTCAGGCCAACCATAATCCCCATAAATTTCTTTGGCCCTGGATTTCTCCTCTTCTGACAAGGATGTTGTAGAAACCTTAGTTGCGCCACGTTCAGAACTCGGGTGTGTATTTTTCTCTTTAATCTTCGGTTCTTCCTTGGCCCGTTTCTCAGCATCTTTTATTATGGATTCAACATATTCCGGAGTGTACTTCTTGCCACGCGCCCAATGAGCAATATGAATAACATCAAAATTTTCCTCTAGGATTTCGTTTTTATTAATGTTTTTCACCAAATCCTTGATCTCAGGAACGAACTCTTTAAACTCTTCCGGCAACTCGCTGACCATATTATTGATCTTCTCGTCTGCTTTCTGAGTAACCTGTTCCAGGTTTTTAGCTTCACGCTCTTTCATGACGTTCTTAGCTTCAACCTTAGTCCGTTCAAAAAGGACATCCTCATTTTCGTCCTCTTCTTTTGGGTGACCCTTCAGGTAAACTTCAATGAGTTTTTCCCGATTAGTCTCACATTTCTGATTAAAGACATCCTCTCTAAACTCGAACTGTTTGACCTCAATCTCGGATTTGAACTGACGTAGTTTTTCATTCTCACTTTTGATTTTTCCATATTCGCTTTGCTCTTTACGTAAAGCGCGGGCAATTTTTAAAGGATCATTTTCGTGCCGTTCAACAATAGATTTATCCTTTCCGATAATCTCTTTTGCTTCTTCGACAGTAATACCCTCTTCCTCCGCAATCTTTTTTAAGACCTCTCCTTCTTTCTCTTCAGGCGATTTTTCTTTTTCTTGGTCTTCTTCGCCTTCTTTCTTCTCCCCTTCTTTTTCGGATGGCTTGTCATCTGGTTTTTCTTCTGGCTTCTCGGTTTCCGACTTCTTAGATTCATCTTCTTCAGGCGGCGTTTCTTCGGATTTCTTCTTTGGGTCTTCATCGGATTTCTCCTGCTCAACATCCCACTCAAAACCCTCTTTGTATTCTTTGATAACCTCTTCTTGCTCTTTTGAAATCTCGCCTTTACACTCTTCGGGTGCAATATCCAGAATCTCTTTACCTTTTTCCATAGCCATCCTCCTACTGTTCGCCGTGCCGGTTACTCCGGGTTTGGCCGATCATTAATATTTAGCTTGCCGATTTATTATCGGGTTCGCCTACTTTCTCCTTTAATAAAAAATCCCGAGCCGATAGCCTTTCTGACTATCAACTCGGGATTCGTGATCCTCTTAAAAATCTTTTATGCTTCTACGGGGCCCAAACCTGCCCTGTTTATTACTTTACACCTTGGACAAACAATTTCAACTTTAATCTTCCCAAAAAACTTAAAAAGAAGTTTGTGGCATTTCCAGCATCTGAAAAATCTTAACACATTCAAACTTCAAACCTTTTTTTCTCAAATTTTTGTTGAGTGAAAATATCACTTTTATTTTTATCATACTTCTCATTATACTTTGAAACCAATTCTTCAACAGCCACGGACTTTAAGAATGTTTGCATCTGAATAACACCAAATTCCTCCATCTGCTTCATGGCTTCTAATTCCTTATCGGATGGCTGGTGGTCAAGCATAATAAAAGCTGCCTCACGCAATGTTAACGGATAAAAGATCAAAGGAGATGTTCCCCAAAGCCGGAAAATCATAAACATCTTGACTTCATCATGCAATGGTGACATCCAAATAGCTTTTATCATGTCATTCAGAACAATCTTATGATGATATTCTTTTTGAATATTCGGGTCAGGCTCTTTATACCCTTGAACCTTTTTTTTAAGTTTCTCAAACTGATGGAAAATTCTATTATTCATCCAGACACCTTCTTATGTTTGATTGCTTTATTTTTAACCGAAACAAGAAACGCCCGCGCATGTTCAATCTTCTGTAATAAGTCTTTAGCGCCAAACGCAAACTTCAACGGATCGCTTTCTTGGTTGGCATAGGCAATTAACTTTTCGATTGTAATACGTTCAAGTTTCTCATACTGAATCATATAATCTTTAAACTTCGGATCATTAAAACACTGTCGTGCACTTTCAACAGTCTTTAAATACGCGTCTTGAGTCTCTTTCAACCCTTTATCAAGCTCGCGCGCTCCCGGCGTCTTAGTAAATTTGAACATTATTTACCCACCTTTTCAAATCGGTTAAGGAAAATATCATCCCGGCATACTGATAAATCCCCGGCAATGTCTCTGATAATCCAGTCTCCCTGACGACATATTAATTTCCCTTCCGGAATGTCAATAGTAATAAATGGATTGTCTTTCTTGTCGTATTCAATAGGCCAACTCATAAACATTTTCTGTGTAAACTGAAAAGCCTTGTTTTTATCTTTTTCGACGTAAAACTGGATGGCCTCGACCTCAATGGGTTTTCTTTTGTACTTTTTCATTTCTTAATTTCCTCTCATTCTGATAAATGGATTCTCTTTGATGATGTTGTAAATATCAAGAATTTGTTGTTGTTCTTTGTTTAATTCACTCCCAACATTTCTTGATTGCTCTTCTTCTATCGTATCCAATGACTTATCAAAAAATATTAAGATGGCACTCTTATACCATATATCAAAGAACTGAAACACCTTTTCTTTGTTTGTAAAAACTCCATTATCAGCGTCGAATATAACCTCATCTTGGAATTTCTTATCTTCTTTCTCAAAACTTATCTTTACTTTTATTCGGCTCATTTCTTATTTTTCCTTATCTTTTTCTTCTGGCATTTCATCAATAATTAATTTATGAATAGAATTTGGATGAACAATCATCCTTCGTCCATTATCAAAAAAGAAAGAATATCCACAACCACAAATTCCATATGTCTCCTCAGGGTCAGTCAAATATTTTTCCTGTGTTCCATTGTGATTACAAATAGTTATTTTTGCTCTTCCCCTCATTTTTCCTCCTCTGTGCTTGGACCTAAAAGCTGTCCTTTAGCATCTTTAAGCCAAACAATATCTCCATTATGCTGTGATGATTCAGGCAATACAATCTTAACTCCCTCAGGAGAAAAATATAAACGTAGATTATTTCCTGATTTTAAAAATAGACGACCAAGATTTTCATTAATAACCTTAGAATCAACACTTGTCTGAAATTTGAAAATATCTTTTTCCATAGGTTGCCTCCTATTGTTTTTTCTCTTCCTCTTGAGGATTAACAGACTGCGCCATCATCTGCATTGCGATATCCAAGTATTCCTGAACATTTGGATTTTCCTTTACCCCGGTTGTAGCTTCCTTTTGTTTTAAGGCTTGAATGTATGTTGCCAGAGCCTTAATGCCTATTTTTAGAATCTCTTGATTAAACTCCTGGTTGCTTAAAGCCATCGTATTTGCCTTTGCTTTCCATACTGGCCCCCCACTTTTAAGCATTGTCCGAACTAATTCATGCACAGCTTTTGGATTACGCGCAATAATCGGTTCGTTTCTTAAAAGCTGATACATAACAAGATTTTCTTGTTTCTCAAGCACTTTATCAAAAGCAAATCCGGATGCCCTTGATTGGATCATTGTCTCTAAAATCATCTCATCCCGAGTAATCTCTGAATAAGGATTTCCTTTCCCGCCGGTTACAGCATTAATCCTTTTGCTAATATATCTGCGACCCGAACTGGACATCTGATAAGTCTGTTGAAGAAGAATCTCTCCGATTTTATTGAATGATGGTAATAGACACTTAATATATTCTTCAATGTTTATCCCGGACTGTCTTAACAACATGGCGGTTTTAGCTGCTGGCGCATTAGGGTCTGTTGGGCTCTCTCTTCCAGAAAGGCCTTGACTTACCCCTGTCCTATCGTCATCTAACTTTGATAGAAATAATAACACACCCATTAATTGTCCTGCGACTGCTTTTTGTGGCTTTGGTAAAAAATCAAACTCTTCTCGTACACTCTGAACATTGCTATCTGTCACTAAAGGCACGCCTGGGGCCCAACGCCCAGTTAATATCTGTTCTGCAATACTTGAATCTTCCCTAACGATCGGAGTAGTCACTAATTCAAGCCATGTCTCAGTCAACATCATGTTTAAAACTGCGTTTTGTGCGGTATGGCTATCTGTTAAATCTTTCGCAATGCCGCCTTTTAACATTCCTTTCTTTTTGTCTTTAATAAAGAACGGGACATAAATACTCTCAACTGCGTGATATTGGTAAAGGACTGCACCGAGAAACGCTTTGTTATGTTCACCAAACCATGCGATAATGTGTGTTTCATCTTCGCTATCTTCATTTTCACAAAAATGATAGTCCACCTCCAATATTGATAATTCTTCAAGATCGTGTTTTTCGTTTTGTTTATTGTCCTTTATGTCCTGCTTTGTTGCATACTTCATCATATCAACATTTTCGAACTTTTTTGCTCTTTCAAGTTTTTTAAGTTCCCAAAAAGTGTATTTCTCTCTCTCTATTTTAATTTGTTCATCACATAATCCCCGATACCCTTCGCAACTAAGTCGTACATAAAAATCCCTGATATCTACAAATTTAGGGCATGGGTCGTCGTATGCTGAATACCAATAAGTTGCCTCAAACCTGGCATCCTTAAACGTTAAGAGTTTTTGATAATATTTATGCCCTTCCGCTCCTGGGAGAATCGCCTTTGGATAATTACTCAAGAATTCCCTTAATCCTTCAGCTTCTAATATATTGGTAGCCTCGTTTGTGATTGGCTTACCAGAATAAATCTCTTCCCTTGTCCTTCGTTTACGAATATATTCATAAGGAATTTTCATTAAACCATAATCTAAAACAACAGCTTGATGAATAACTTTCCGTAATGGACTCTCCATATTAATCCGTTCATCTAATTGGTAATCAAGATAATCCTCCTGTTTCTGCTGCAATTCCTCAATCTTGTCGTTGTCCATAGACTTTTTGATTGCTTCCGGCCTGAGGGTGCATGAATACTTTGGATCGCTATCAGTAAAAGCCTTAATTGCCAAACGCTCAATAGAATCACACTTAACCATTGTTACTGGGACGTTTAAGTTAAACTCAAGTTTGCTCTTGTCCATATCGCCATCATATTGAGCCTCCAAATCATTCCATCGCGCCTCATCTTCCTTGCGCTCCCCTTTAAGCTCCTCAAAAAGCCGGAACACTTCTGTTTTAAGTCTTTCCTGTTGTTCGAGAGATAAATCAATCAACGGAGAATCCGGAGCATCATCTTCTTTTGGTGGCAAATCCTTAGTCTCTAAATCTGTACGCTGAATAATCAGATTGTCTTCAATAGCATTTTCAATAATCTGCTTGGTGGTCTTCATTAAGCCATCCTTTTGATATTTATAATTTTATTTTATTTGTCCTCTGGAAGAGAAACTAAACCCGGCATTACCTGGTTTTGACATTTCACGAGTATTCCCTAACATTTTCTTAATGTCTTTCCTGGCTTTATATGGATATTGGTTCCGCACCACACTTGCAATAGCTCTACAAATAACTAATCCATCTTGACAACCAAACTGAGCTTCGGCTTTCTTTGTATTTGGATTGACTATAAATGTATTACATTCCTGAATAAGCTCTTTATCACATAACTGAGTTGAGTTATGCTTAATTTCTTCATTCAGAGAAGCTAACATTTGCGGACGAGTTGCTGGGTTTGTGTTAAACCCTAAATCTTCGGTAACTTCTTTTTTTCCTGTCTTATCTTTAATCTTTCTATAAATATTACCATAAACTTTATTTACAAGCTGGCATACCATATATCCATATCCTTTATTTTCAGGACAAATCATTGACTTGTTGTACCAATTTCCCAAAGCAACTGCTATCGCCGCAATATCCTCAGGAGTATATGATCCGTTCACTGTCGCAGCCGTTGAATTAAGTCTTTTATTTAAAACCAAAATACTGGCATTATCTCCAGTAACAACTCCTTCAGAAGCATCTGTAACAATCAAATAATCTTCATTCTTTAATGGCTGTTCATATATTCGTATTCTGCCTTCCGGTAATTCTCTAAACTTCCAATTTAAACCTTCCTGAAAAATTTCACCTATCCATTTTGGATCCTTCCCCACTTGCTTTCTTAACCCGTTCCTATCAAAAAAACATCCCCCTGCCATAATGAACGCTTCATCTGCCGTCGCAGGATACTCTTGCCTAAATATATTTATATCCCCAGCACATTTATTAACTATCGTAGACCTTCGCCAATTAAGCTGTTCATCCGTTAAATTAAAGTCTTTTTTAAGATTATTTTCTTCTTTCAAAAATCCTGTTTTTCCATCCAAATCAAAAGAGATTCCTTCGAATGAATATAACTGTCCGTTTTTAAGTGGCAGTTTATATTCATCCATCCAAAACCACGGTAAAAATAACGGAATCCAATCACTCTCTCCGCGTTCCGCTTTTTTCCATTCTTTATAAAATTCATTCATTCCATTCGCAGTGGTCTCCCCGATAACAAAAGTATTCCAAAAATCCGGCACTGATTGCATAAGACCGGATAACACTCCTTTTAAATCCCGAAACCGACTCTGCTCGCTGAGATGTACAAAACTATAAGTAAATGCCCTGGCAGCGTCTATATTCCGCGCGGTCTCTATTAAAATCTGGCTATGTATCTCATCAAACTCAAGTGATTTTGCATTGGATTTTTTAAGGCGGGGAGTTAAATAAGGTTTATCTTTCTCAAGTTGCTCCTGATAAAGTTTTGTCATCTGAAAAAGATAATCTGATTTATCTTCTTCGTCGGCCATTATGAGAGAGTTGCGATTTTCTTGTTGAGATGTTAAAGCGTAAATAAGAGCTTCAATCAGCGTCGAGATACCACCTTGACGAAATTTTAATATCCACATCCGAATAGGTTTCTTCGCCGCCCGCAACTTTTTTATTTTATTTAATACATATCTCTGAACGGTATTTAGTTGCAAGGGTACGAGATTACCTTGCTTAGTTTTAATTCTTAAACTATTCTCATCAATTAAACTAAGCGGGTTGTGCTGTACGGATATTTTCCTCAAGGATGCTAACGCTCTCGCTGATTCTTCGACGCTGAACTT